AAGCGATCAGGTTAGCTATCCTTGGTTTGCTCCAGCAGGTACACGTCGTGGCGGTGTTACTAACGCAACAGCAGTTGGTTATGTAACAACTGAAGGCGAGTTCCAATCAGTAGCTTTAAACACTGGACAGCGTGATACACTAGCTGATTCTAAAGTTAATCCAATTACATTCATTACTGGCACAGGCCTTGTTAATTACGGACAGTATACTCGCGCAAGAAGCGCAAGTTCATTGGATCGTATTAACGTAGCTCGCTTGGTAATTTATCTACGTCGTCAATTTGCGCTGTTAGCTAAACCGTATGTATTTGAACCAAACGATAAGATTACACGTGACGAACTAAAAGGTGCTGCAGAAAGTCTATTATTAGAACTAGTAGGCCAACGTGCTCTATATGACTACATTGTAGTTTGCGACACAAGCAACAACACACCGGCAAGAATCGATCGTAACGAACTATATTTAGATATTGCTATCGAACCAGTAAAAGCAGTGGAGTTTATTTACATTCCATTACGCTTGAAGAATACTGGTGAAATCGCTGGTCTAACACAATAACGGAGCATATAACATGGCAATCGCAAGTTTATCTAAATTTACCGTACCGCTAGCATCGGATCAAAGTGCTAGCGCACAAGGTATGTTAATGCCAAAGTTAAAATATCGCTTTAGAGTGATGTTTGAAAACTTTGGAGTATCAACACCAACAACAGAATTAACCAAACAAGTCCAAGATGCGGCTCGTCCTAGTGTTGCGTTTGAAAACCAAAAGATTATGGTTTACAACTCAACTATCAACTACGCTGGTCGTCCTACATGGTCTGAAATGACTGTTAAGCTACGTGATGACGTAACTGGCTCAGTTAGTAAGTTAGTCGGCGAACAAATGCAAAAGCAATACGACTTCTTTGAACAAAGTAGCGCGGCTTCAGGAGGCGACTACAAGTTCTTGATGCGCATTGAAATGCTAGACGGCGGCAACGGAGCACAAACTCCTAACGTTCTTGAAACATGGGAATGTTATGGATGCTACATTCGTCAAGCACAGTATAACGCTTTAGGTTATGGTGCTCAGGACGTTTTAACTATTGACTTAACTATTCAACCAGATAACTGTATTCAGACAACTGGCGGCGCGGCAGCTCCGACACAACGTCGTTTAGGTACAGCGGCTACAGGTTCAGGTTCACGATAATAAAATTGCTCGCTTAGGCGGGCTTTTTTATGGTTAATCATAAAGTACGTAGTTAATTTAATGAATAAATATTAGTATGGCATTTACACCCAACCAATTTTTATATGGTCCTAGTAACGTTATCCTGCGTGATCAACAACACGCGGCTCGTGTTTTTACGGACGATCAATTTAGATTAGCTCCTAAACAGAAGTTTCTGTTTCATGTAGCGTTCAATATTAATCCGGCAGCACTAAAAGACATTAATTTGTTACAACGTCACCGAAACGAGATTAACTTGTTAGTTAAAGATTGCGATCTGCCTAACTTTACGTTAACTGTTGAAACATTGAATCAGTACAATAGAAAGAAGAATGTTCAGACAACGCACAAATACAACGCACTGAACATGACATTTCACGATGACAACATGGGACTGATTAATCAACTGTGGCAAAATTATTACAGTTATTACTACGCAGATTCGACTAGTAGTTCTAGTCCTGGTGCTTACAAAAGAACTGCTATGAAGAATAGCAATTACATTAATTCAACATTTGGTTTAGACAACGGTAGTACTACTCCGTTTTTTAATTACATAACAATATACCAAATGGCTCGTCATGAATTTGTTAGCTATACATTAATCAACCCAATAATTTCTAACTGGAATCATAATAAAGTCGGTTACGCAATAAGCGGCACACACGATAACACAATGCAGTTACAATACGAAGCAGTTTCGTATGGCAACGGCGCAGTGACCGAAGGCGACCCGGAAGGATTTGGGTTTGAACATTATGATCGAAGTCCAAGCTCGCTGATTGGCAGCGTAGAGGCAGCACCATTTAGTCCGACATTCGCAGATTCTAATGTTAATACAACAAGTAATCTTTCTGTTGTAGATACATTAACACAACAAAATAATACGTATTTAAATACAAGACAAAAAGAAGATGTAAATGCAACTTCAAATATCTTATCTACAGTTACAGGCACTGGAACTCCTGCTCCAATAAACGGACTACAAGGATTTCAATTTCCTGTTAAATCTAACGCAACTCCTGCCACAGTGGCCAAGCAAATTACAATAGGTAATAATTAATTATGTCAACTAATCTACCCTTACCACAAGTAACAGGCACTACTATTGAAGTTAAAGAATTCTTCGACAAGTACTATACTACTAAAATTAGTTTTCCTAGCAATCAAATCGATGCGGTTGTAGGATTTTTTACTAAACATGGTTTTGATCAACAAAGCGCAAGAAGCACTGGCATTGTGTTGCTGAACCAAGCTCGCATTGATAATGTCAGTGTTTTTGAATTAATAGATAGTCTTTCAGCACTAACTGACATACAGCTCAGCCAAGTAGTGGCACAAATTTTAAATAGTTACAGAGAAAGCACTAGTCTTCTCGGTTATCGTATTGCTCAAATTGCCGACGAATACGAGAGTAGAAATATTTTAGTTTAATATGGCTAGCAAATTTGCTCGAGGTAAATTTAACATGACCCAACCTGAAAAGTATGTTGGGACAAAAATTCCTACGTATAGATCTAGCTGGGAATTTAGTTTTATGAAATTTTGTGATACTAATAAGAGTATACAAAAATGGGCTAGTGAAGCCGTACAAATCCCGTATAGAGATCCATTAACCGGACGACAAACTGTATATGTCCCTGATTTCTTTATCCAGTATGTAGACAAGCAAGGCAAGATGCATGTTGAACTTATTGAGATTAAGCCAGCTAGCCAAAGCATATTAGAACGAGTTGGTAAAAACAAATATAATCAAGCACAGTTTGTAAAGAATCAAGCAAAGTGGGCCAACGCTACACTCTGGTGTAAACAGCAGGGTATAAAGTTCCGAGTTGTTAACGAAAATGATTTATTCCACCAAGGTGGTCCGGCATAAGTAAAGTATGACTAAAAAACTTGAAGAATTATTAAACTTACCTGAAAGTAAACAACTCGTCAAGGATGAGGAAAAGAAGAAAGCCAAAGCTGAGATTGCTAAGGCTGAGCCATTCCTCCGTGACATGGCAGAATTTGATAAAATCTCAGCCAGTTTACCACAAGTTAAGGGTTTGGGCGACATTGCCGACTCTGAGTTTGATTCGTTAGCACAACGAGCAACTGATGCGTATGATGATTTAATCGACTTAGGCATGAATGTTGAAGCACGTTACTCAGCACGTATATTTGAAGTAGCGGGCACAATGCTAAAAAATGCGATTGACGCAAAATCAGCGAAAATCGACAAGAAATTGAAAATAATCGAACTACAGCTTAAAAAACAAAAGTTGGATCAAGACGCGAATGTTGCAGATGAAGGTATTAATTTAAACGGTGACGGTTTTATTGTCACTGACCGCAACAGCTTAATTGAAAAACTACGCAGTATGAAATAAATATAGTTAACTGGATCAACACATGAAATCATTTAAAGACTACCTGACAGAAAGCAAAAAGACCTACGATTTTAAGGTCAAAGTTGCTGGAGACTGTCCTAAAGACTGCAGTAAAAAAATTAAAGAAGCACTGGCATTATATAAAGTGGAATCGTGCTCTAGCGGAAAAGGACTACCTATTTCCGAAACATATGTGGACTTTCCTACCCACAAAAACATCGGAGTAACCGTGTTTGACGTGTGTGTTTCATATCCAACTACCAGCGCACAGCTTCGCAGTGCTATTAGTGAAAAATTAAAAATCAGCGAAGATAGTATTAAAGTTCGCAACTTAAAAGAAGAAGAAGAAAACGCTATCAATCATGCTAACAAAGAAAAGTCAGGCGAATCTTTACTGAATAAAGATTACGAAACTGATAGCAAGACACAAAAATTAGTAGGCGGCGAACATGCTATGAGCTTATTAAAAGAATTAGGTAAAGCGAAGAAATCTCAAGAACAATACGCTGGAGTAAATGATCAACTGTTTGCTAAAGCACCAAAAGGAAAAAAATCATGAATTTTCAACAATTAATGAGCAAGATTAAATCTATAGACGAGTCTCCAGAAACATCACGTGCTCCAACAGACAGTCCGCTACTCGATGAAACTAACGTAGAAGAGTGCGGTATGCCAGGAATGGCTAACATGCCAAGTGGTATGATGGGCACTCCTAAACAAAGTGACTCGGTTACTATGAATGTCAGCATGAACGGTAGTGGTGCTGGCGGAATCCGTGACCTAATGTCTATTCTTAAGAACATCGAACATACTGACGGCGGACATGATGATCATGCGCCTGATTTGGAAATTCCACACGGCGACGATGAGATTGTAGTAGGAATGGAAGAAGTGTCAGATGGAGATTTTGAAACATCTACCACTAAACCTCGTCCAGAAGTATCAGATGTTGATGCTGTTACTGGCACAGGTAATGACTTACATAGCAAAGGAATGCGTGGACGTGGAGCAGTGTCAATTAGCGGAAGTAACGGCCTTGCAGAAACATTATCATTGAAGTTAGATAGTTTGTATCAAGAAATTAAAGCGAGATAATAATGACAACAGCCGTAGAACAATATCGTGCGCTAGTTGCTAAACTAGAAGCAATTAATCCTTCAGAACCGCCGGCACCTTTAGTAGTACCTGTAGAACTAGAAAAACCAGTATCCGAAGGTGGCTATGCCCCAGCTGGCCTGACAGCCGCTCCTCAAGCACCGGAAGTTGAGCCTACTCCGGCTCCTACTACTAATGAAATTCCTACATTATCTGGATCATTTAAACAAGCCTATGCTGAAGCAATTAAGCAAGGCTTGAAGACATTCAAGTGGTGCGGAACTTATTCAACTCAAGGACAAGGACCGAAGCCGGCTCCTAAACCAAGTGCGGTACAACCAAGATTTGCCTCACAAGGTCCAAGTGATGCAGTTTTAAAAGATAAAAATGGTAAACCTTTACCAAAGGCTAACCAAGATTTGATTCGTAAGAGTTACGACGACTCTTCTAGTGCTGGCGGCGCATACGGTTAAAATTTCGTCAGCAGTATCAAAAAGGGCTCTACGGAGCCTTTTTTTATGTAAATAATGTTATGGCAAAAAGTTTAGAAGGCGTACTAGTAAAGAAGGCGCACAAACAAGAAAAATTTAGCGAACAGCAAATCCAAGATTTGTTGGCATGTTCTGATCCTGAAACTGGATACATGTACTTTGTTAAAAACTTCTTTTACATTCAGCACCCTGTACGCGGCAAAGTTAAATTTGAACCGTTTGAATATCAGGAACGTCTATTACACAGTTATCACGATTATCGTTTTAACATTAATATGATGCCTCGCCAAAGTGGCAAGACCACTTGCGCCGCTGGCTACTTACTGTGGTTCGCGATGTTTCATCCGGATCAAACAGTACTAGTTGCCGCACACAAGTATACTGGCGCACAAGAAATTATGCAACGTATCCGATATGGATACGAACTATGCCCCGATTTTATACGTTCTGGAGTTATTAATTATAACAAAGGATCAATGGAGTTTGATAATGGATCAAGAATTGTATCGGCTACTACAACTGGCAATACTGGTCGTGGTATGTCAATTTCCTTACTGTATTGCGATGAGTTTGCATTCGTTCAACCTAACATTGCTGAAGAATTTTGGACTTCAATCAGTCCAACACTAGCAACTGGTGGTAGAGCAATTCTAACTTCAACACCTAACAGTGACGAAGATACATTTGCTACTATCTGGAAGGAAAGTCAAGATAGTTTTGACGATTTTGGTAACGAACGTGCTGATGGTCTTGGACGTAACGGATTTCACGGATTCCGTGCCGAGTGGCATGAACATCCGGACCGAGATGACGCATGGCGTCTTGTAGAGTTAGGACGTATCGGAGAAGAACGATTCCGCCGCGAATATGGATGTGAGTTCTTGGTATACGACGAAACACTAGTCAACAGTATTAAACTTAGTGAAATGCTAGGGAAAGAGCCTATTATTAAAATGGGTCAAGTACGCTGGTTCAAGAAGCCCACGCCCGGAAGTTTATTTTTAATAGCATTGGATCCAAGTTTAGGAACAGGCGGTGACTACGCAGGTATAGAAGTATTTGAACTACCTAGCTTTACACAAATAGCAGAATGGCAACATAACACAACTCCTGTTCAAGGACAAGTTAAAATATTTCGAGATGTATTGAAATATATTCAAGACGAAATTGGGCCCGATTATAACAATAACATTTATTGGAGTGTAGAGAATAACACTGTTGGCGAAGCTGCCTTAGTAGTTATTGCTGATCTTGGAGAAGAAACATTTCCTGGATTATTTGTCTCCGAACCTGTAAGAAAAGGGCATGTCAAGAAATTCCGTAAAGGATTTAATACTACATTTGCTAACAAAATATCAGCTTGTTCTAGATTAAAGTATCTTATTGAAGAAGATAAGATGAAAATCAATAGTAAGATACTGATTAGTGAACTTAAATCGTTTATCGCTTCTGGAGTTAGTTTTAAAGCCAAAGCCGGGCAACATGACGATTTAGTAGCGGCTTTACTGCTGATAATACGCATGAGCGTTATATTAGCTGAGTGGGATCCTCAAGTATTCGAAACACTCAGCGTAGACGACTCATACAACGAGGATTGGGAACCCCCGTTGCCTATATTCATTTCCTCTAATCTGTGATAAATATAACATGAACGCTAACTTAGATAAAATTGCTCAAGACTTATATGGCAAAATACAGACTCGATTTTCAGACATCCAAATGGGTGATGAAAACGCTGAAGTATTAAGTAAAAAAGAAGACATCCCTAACGCTCGATTCTTTGAATTTGAATACGAGGAAGACGGTGAAGCTTTAGGAACGATTGCCATTACATTAGATGCCCAAGACGGTGTCGTAATTCAAGTAAGTGGTGATTTAGTAGATGATAAAGAAAATACATCGCATCGCGGAGCATTTAAGTTTATCCGAGGCTTTAGGCAATTTGCCAAAGATCGCTTGCTAAACTTTGATGTACAAAATATTGGTAAGAGCAATCTAGATAAACGAGATTATCAGTTTCAGTCGAAACGTAAGGAACAACAAGTCATGCCACAAGCACAAATTATGGAAAACAAGATGTACGGTAATGCTAAAATGAGCTATCAGGATCTAGGTGAAAATACTAGACTTGTAGTCAAGCATACACAACCTGTGAATATAGAGTTGGCAGCTGGTCGCACTATGCACATAGAAAGCATTTACATTGAGAATGCCCAGGGCGAGCGTTTCAAGTACGCACAGAAACATCTTAATGGAGCTAGAGCACTAGCAGAACATATCAAGCACGGCGGTACACCTTACGATGCTATCGGTAAACATATTACAGGTCTGAGTGAAGAATTAGCAAGCCTGCGTAAGTTTAAAGGATATGTTAGTCGTCAAGAACAAGTTAGTGAGGCAATGGGCACTGTTACTGGTCGAGTAATTGATCGTATTGACCAGATTAAAGAAACTATTCACAAGTTACAAAGAGCCGCATATTACGAAACATTCGTTGAATCATTCGAAGAGCAAGACGAACAATTGATTCCAGAAGAGATACAAAATGATCTCATCGACCGATTAACTGTTCGAACATTCAATGAAGAACTGAAGTCTGTATTCCCATACATTTATAAATTTGTTGACGAATCGCAATTAGATATATTAGAACTTAATGCTGATAACATTTTAGGAGAAAAAGCTCCTCCTGGTGAAAAAGCAGAACGTATGGTAAAGCATATCAAAGCTGGTTACGCTAAAGATGGAAAACTATCTGACAAAGAAAGATCCATCGCATACGCTACCGCATGGAAAGCACATAACAAAAAAGATGAAAGCTTAGACCCTGAATCACAATTTGAATCGTTCATGAACGATATTGTAAGAGAAGATAAAGATGAGTTACTAAGCCCTAATCCATCAGCAAGAAAAGCTGCCATTGACAAGATGAATGAACTGTTGGCACAAAATACACAAGTAGGTGCTAACGGAGACAACGGAGTTAATTCACTAAGAGGTCTAATCGATGATCCTGAATTTATCGAGTTAGTAAAAAATGCGCCTGCTGAAACTGACTTGAATGATTTAATTAAAGGATGGGTTGAAACCAGCCATGAAGAATTATTAGATCAGTTAGTGTTTCCAGAAGGTGATGAAGTAGCACCAGTTGAACCTGCGGCTGAAGAACCAGCTCCGGTCGAACCAGCTCCAGCACCAGTTGAACCTGCGGCT